TGTTGCTTTAGATTCTCCGGAGAAAGATCAGAGAGATATTCTGAGGCTGGGTTGCTTTTGAGGCCGTTATAAAAAGCCATAACGTATTCTTCATTGGGAGAACTTGGATCTGAAACAATAATCTCAAAATCTTCACCAAACTCTTCGAAGATAACACTATCACCTTGAAGAGCAAAATACATTTGAGCGGCATGAGCCATCTCTTGCTTTGTTGCAAAGTTGATCTTTGGTTCTTTAAATTCTTTTAAAATTTTTATTTTCATTTTTTTACAAGATCTCCGCTTTTTGTAATACCATATCCGTCAACTCTTCCAATGTTAAAGTAATCAAAGCCGGGAAGGACAGATAATTTAAGACCGGGAAAGCGTCCCATGTGGAAGTTGTGACAAGCTTGTCCCACAATAAGTGTAAACATCAAAGGAACCATTTTGGGAGATGCAACCTTTAACTGATTGTTGTACGCTTGAAGCTCTCCAAGCAACGAGAACTCTCCTATAACTGATGGGTCTTTCTCATAAGCCTTGGCTCTAAGGTGACCAAAGTAATCATGAACGGCTCTGTTTTGAAGGTTAATTTTGCGTTGCTCTGGGTCGCCTGATTGTAAGAATTGACTTGAGATCTCGAACGTTCCCGTGTCTTGCATCTTTTGGCCCATTTCCTTTGCGGAAGCATAAGGTTGCCTATCAACATAATCAATATTGTACATTTTTTCAATCTTTGGGTGAAGAGTTTTGATATGCTTCTCGAACTCTTCATACATTCTGAGACCTTCGGGTGTTTCATCAGGAGCAGCTATGTAAGCCTCTGTAACGAGTTGGCAATACTTATCCCAACCTTGGAGCTGTTGTCCAGATTGAACGGCTTTATAAGATTCTCCGGGAATATGGAAGTGTGGCCCAGATAAAGACGATGCTCCGGCTCTTTGACCCATCCCTTTCTTTATTGCCCATCCTTCGTTGAGCTTTCTTTTGATTCGAATTTTCATTGGTATTCTCCAAACTATCATAAATAGTCTCAAAAAAACAAAAAAAAAGGCGATGAGCCAACCACAACCCATCGCCAGGAGAAAACATGAAAACAATTAATCGTCTTCACTCACACCAAAATTTTTACCTTCCAATTCAAACTTCTTTACAATCTCTTCATCCATGATATCCATAACAATTTTACGGAAATCCGGATCTTGAAGTTTAGCTACCCACTGTTTGCCTTGGAATTTGTATTCTTTCTTTTCACCAACCAAAGTATACCAAGCACCCGCCAATTTAAGTTTATCAGTTTTTGATGACTTAAGGGCAATTAGCCATGATTCTTCATCTTGGATTGCTGCCTCTCCAGCCCATAGGATCTTAAAGGTGCACTCTCTTCCCTCTGTTCCGAAGCGAGACTTTTGAAGCTTACATTTAACTTCTGATCCTACTCTTAAGCCTGTGTCGTCTGTGACATAGGATGCCTTTGACTTTCGCTTTGTAAGCCAGATTCTTAGAGAGCAGAAATACTCAATAGCTTTACCGCCGGGTGCTATCCACGGCTCAACTAGAGCAGCCATTGGGTTTTGAACGTTAATATTTGTTTTTAACTGGTTTATTAATAACAGAGTATGTTGTCCGTCTGCTAGAGGAATAGTAAGCTTGGGAAAAGCTTTTCCAAATATTCTAGGTTTGACAGACATAGTTGACTGAGGATTGAAATCAGATTCGAGTTCTTTCTCAGAAGATGTTGCAGCTATTGAGTCCCAAATAAAAAGAAACTGGTGTTCTTCATATTGATCGATAAGAGTCTCAATTGTTTCAAGTACTTTCTCAACAGATACAGCTTGAATATACATAAGGTTCTCAGTATCGATACCAGAGTTCTCAAGAAACATTGGATCAATTGCTGATTCTGCATCAAAATAGACAGGGAAGAGCCCCATCTTTTGAGCATTTGCTGCCACTTGTGCTGCCATGAATGATTTTCCGGCACCAGAGAGTCCAGCGATCTCTGTTATCTTTCCTACAGGTATTCCTCCATACTTTCCTCTACAGATAATAGAGTCAAGCCATCGAGATCCTGTTGGAATCCATTGTTTTACGATGGTTGGGTTGTTTTCGTTTAGATTGTGAGCGACGTTAAGTCCAGTTTTCTTGTTAACAAGTTTTTGCATTGCTTTCAGGTCTATTTTTCCTGCTTTGGTCATTGTTTCTCCTAAGTTAAAATTGAGCAGTTTATGCCATACTCAGGGCTCTAAATCACTAGATTCATTCTTCTTAAGACGAGTGGCTACTCGCGATATTATATATTGTCTTTCTTTATCGTTAGTTGTTTAACTATTGAGTTGAAGCGCTCCATGTACATTCTTATTGGTTGACTTTCATGGCCAGTCATAGTCTCAGCCATTAGCACTGAATGTAATAAAGTAGTGATAGCTTGTCTGGTTGTATCAGTGCCATTGTTATAATACTTTATAGTAAAAGGGTGGGCTGAGTTGATTATCAAAGAATACTCGTGATCTTCTTCTTTAGAAGCTTTTTCTGTAAAGGCCAAAGGACCAGTGTAGTGTAAATCTTTGTGGAAGATTTTGTAAGGCTTCTTTTCTAGAGAGAAGACTGGCTGTGGAGGTATATCTGCGCTTTTTATTCCTTCTTCTTTTTCGTCTGGGATAATTTCTTCAATTAACTCCGAGGTCTTACCAGCATCCACCGCCGTTTCGTTTACAAGATCTTCTTCTTGCTCTTTTACTTTTGCTTTTTCTTCTTCGCTAAGTACGCTATCTCTTTTATCTCGTTTATCCGCTAGTTTACGAACCCATGGCATCAACTTGTTAGACACCCAAGACTCCAGATTTGATGATGGCTGGGCATCATCTTTAGAGTTTGCAATTCTAAATACCTCATCATCTTCGGCACCAAAAAAGATAGCCCATCGAAGATCCCGTTTATTCTGTGCTTTGTCATATAGACTTGGCCAAGCTTCATTCTTAAAGATTCCATCGGTTATGAGGCGATTTTCTCGATATAATCTTCCGCCACTATTATTCATTCTACCACTTTTAGTGGAATGAATATTGTATACACTAACTGCTTTTAGTCTAGCTGTTTTGGTACCGGGTATTGGAATATTGTCAATGAGTTTTTCAACATCGGGATCCCACCACATCAATGGATCTTTTGGTTCTACTTTGGTGTCACATACGTAAAAAGCCTTTGATCCAGTTTCCATAAAGGAACAGTATGTTTTTGATATATATTTTATAAGACTGGTTCTTGAATTTCCAGTCACTTTGGAATTCAATCTATCTAGATCTCTTAATAAAACCAAAGTTCCTGTTGAATTTTCCCCAATATATTTGTTGAACATCTCAACATATTCTTTTGTTACTGATATTGTTGTTGTTCCCCAACAATCTTTTTCCTTGACATCTCGCAAATCATACTTTTGCGCATACATTCCGGAAGCATGTCTTGTCACCACCACCTTTCTAGCAGATATGGACAAAGCACTTGTTGTACCACCAAGACCAAATTTTCCATTTGCATTCTTCGGTCTACTTTCTCGAGCCAATCCTAGTGTAAATGAGTCACAAAGTGTATTGTGATCCATCCCAGTTCCATTATCAGATATTACAATAGTATTATAGTTGTTTGACTTCCCTATGAAATCAACTTTACAAACTTTTGCACCTGCATCTAAACTGTTATCGATATGTTCACCGATAGTTGTTGTTAGCCGATATCGACTTGAACGTAAACTCTTGATGTAATTCCATCCAAAAGATAAAGATTTAAAATTATTAATTGTCTCAGTATTTCTATTTGTATTAGGCATGCTAATCTCCTTTAGTTCCAGCAACTATAGCCGGTACCAGAAATTGCTTAGAGAGTAAGCGGACTCGTAAAAAGGGCTCCCTATTTATTAGTCGCCGGGAGCGAGGCGGTGCAACCACTAACCGAGAAAACTATCGAGTTTCTTATCTACAGCGGACTTACCATATTTGGTAGTCTCTGAGGAGGACATTTCGGAGGAGGAATCCGTAGATAGGAAATCGTCCAGAATAGCTTGTATTTCTTCGGAGGACAGCTTTGTGAATTGTGCTTCAATATCGGGGACGGAATCGATAAGTGCATCACAGTCAGCTATTGCATCATCACATAGTACGGAGGGTCTACGACGAGGTTTAAGTTGTGTCTTGGGGAAAGATCCGGGAGTTCCAGGAACAGTGTAGTTTAATACAATGTCAGTTCCAGTCTCAGATGAAGTAATATCTCCGTAATCAGGGTCAAGGACATAGCCGAGAAGTGTTTCATAAGCCATTTTGCCATAAGCCCAGACTTTTACACCATCAGTTTCTTTACCACGAACTATAATTGGTGAGTAGTAACGCTTTCGAGCAAATAGTTTCTTTGCAGCGTTTTTGGATTGATCATCGTTGTTATCAACTCCATCTCGCCATAATGAAGATGCAAAGTCGCAGATTGGGCAATGTTCTCCATAGTTCTTTTTGGGGCAAAGGATGCCGGGGTTCTTTCCTACATTATAATGAAAATGAAATTCCTTGAACGGGTCGCCATCTTTGGTTGGAAGGATTCGAATTGTTTGGTCTCCCTCTGATGGTTTCCACTTGGTATCATTCTTATTACCAGAATTCTTGTTTTGTGAGTTGTTGAGTTTTTGTCTCATTAGATCTATATTTAGTGCCATGTTATTTCTCCGTGTTTAGGCGATGTTTTTGTGTCTTCTCAGACTAAGGCAAGCAGAGTTTCAATCTTGCTCCCATTTATAATATAGCATGTTTACTTGTCGCTGTCAAGAAAAAAAGTAAAGTTTTTTTATCGGAAACTTTTAAAACC